AAAAGTATTGAGGTTACTGAACCTACATTTAAAACATATGGCTACTACTCAACCACTAATGGAAAAAGAGTTTACTGATATGTTAGAGTTAAATAAAGACATGCTTAGAGCAGTAAGAAAAACCAATAGTAACGACATGTCAGAAGTTATTGATGAGGAAATACTTTTAAGTATCATTGAAAGTATATTGCTACCGTATGGTGCGGATTTTAGCATTCGCTATATTAAGAAAACTAGGAAAAATCAAGTTACATATATGTAATTAGGAGGACATATGAGACTACAGGATTCAGATAAAAGAGGTTTAGA